AGTTGCCGCGGCCTCGGGGCTTCAGCACCAGCATCACGTCAGCTTCCTGGAGCCGTAGTGCGCCAGCAGCAGGGCCTCGGCGCGGTTGTGGTGCTTCTGCAGCTTCAGCGGCCCGGCAAAGCTCGGATACAGCGTGCGCGCCGCGTCAATGCTGTCGCGCTTCTCTTTGCCGGCCAGGCCGTAGAAGCGCTTCCAGGCCATCGGCTCAATTGCGTGCACAGTGATGCGCGCCAGCTCCAGCACGGTTTCGACGCGCGCTCGGCTGTCCATCAGCGAGCCCTGGGCCTGCGGGCTGTTGCGGCTGCCAGGCCAGGTGTGCACGTTCTCGATCACGGCCAGCGCCGCCTCGCCGGCCGGCACTAGGGAGCGCAGCAGCGTCATCAGCGCCACGCCGTCGATGCGCCGCCGCACGAAGCGCTCGCCCGGGATGCTGACCGTGGGCAGGTCGTGAATCTCCGCGCGGCCAGTGTGGTCCACGCTGCTGATGGCGCCCGTCACGCCGATGTCGATGCCAAGTGAAATCGTCATGGTGCTCCCTCAGTTGAAACCGTCCGCGCCCGGCTTGAAGCCGTCGTTGCTGACGCTGTCCTCGCTGTCCAGCCAGCGCTGGTAGTGGCCCTGAAACTCCAGCGCGAACTCCGCGCCCGGCTTGCCCTGGCGCACCTTGGGCAGCCCGCAGGCCACCACCTGGTGGGTGGGGTATTGGCGGCAGCGCCACAGGAAGGCGATCGCGTCAGCGTCCTGCTCAATCGCGCCGCTCTGCGCCAGGTCGGCCAGCGTCGGCTTCGGGCTGGCGCGCTTCTCCACGTCGCGGTTCAGCTGGCTCAGCAGCAGCACCGTCAGGCCCAGGTCCTTCGCCAGCGCCTTGATGCCGCGGCTCAGCTCCTCCAGCACGTCCCGGCGGTCCGGCTGCCGGCCGGCCGTGCGCGGCGCGGCGCACAGCTGCAGGTAGTCGATGGCCAGCAGCCGCAGGCCCTGCACCGAATGCGCCTTGACGCGGATGTCGTGCAGCGTCAGCGCGGCCTGGTCGTCCAGGTGCAGCGGCAGCTGCTCCAGCCGGTCCATGGCCGGCGCCAGGCGGCCCCACTCCGCATCGCTCATGCGGCCGTTGATGAGCCGGCCGTACCCGATCGCGCCCAGGTTCGCCACGGCGCGGTCCGCCAGCTCGCTGCGCTCCATCTCCTGGCTCAGCAGCATGCCGGTGTGGCCGGCCTGCGCCGCGTGCAGCAGCACCGCCTGCGCCAGCGAGGTCTTGCCCACGCCGGGCCGCGCCGCGATGACGATCACCTTGCCCGGCCGCATGCCGCCGCCCAGGGCCGCATCCAGGTCACGCAGCCCGGTGCTGATGCCCGGCTGCACCCGGCCCTCGGCCAGCGCGTTGTAGTGATCCACCCGCTCGGCCAGCAGCGTGCCCACCGCGGCCGGCTTGCTGCGCTGGCCGGCCTGCCGCAGCTGGGCGAAGAGGCTCGCGATGCGGTCCTGCTTGTCGTGCAACGCGCCGTCGCCGCGGGCCAGTTCCAGCGCCTCGTCGGCCGTCTGCACCAGCGCCCGCTGGCCGGCCTTCTCGGCCACGATCTCGGCGTAGCGCCGGATGTTGCTGGCGCTGGGCACGGCCTGGGCCAGCTGCGACAGGTAGGCCAGGCCGCCCACCTCCTCGGCCTGCTGGCCCAGGGCGTCGAACACGGTCACCACGTCGGCCGGGCTGCGCTTGGCCAGCAGCCGCGCGATGCAGGCGAACACGGCGCCATGCCGGCTGTCGAAGAACGACGACTGCTGCAGCACGTCCGCCACGCGCCACCAGGCCTCGTTGTCGAGCAGCAGGCCGCCCAGCACGCTCTGCTCGGCCTCGCAGCTCCACGGCAGCGCGTCAGGGTCCATCACGCCCGAGCTCATGCCGGCACCTCGTCACGGTGCTGCTGGGCCTGCAGCAGGCGCTGTGCCTGCTGGCCGGCCGTGGTCAGCGCGTATTGCTGGCCGTCGAGGAACCACAGCCGCAGCCAGCCCTCCTTCACGGCCTTGCGGAACACGGCGCGCCAGTCGGTGTAGGTCTTCGGCCGCTGGCCCTTCACCGGCTCCGCGGTGTAGCGGGCCTTGAACTCGGCCCAGGCCAAGTGCAGGAACTCCCGCGGCAGCCCGATGGCGTCGGCGTAGGCGAACACGGTATCCGAGGTCGGGATGGCCTTCTCGCCCTTGGCATGGACCTGGTCCAACCACTCGGCCAGCGTCACCTCCTCGGCCTTGGGGCGCCTGCGCTTCGTCGTGGGCCTGCTGTTCACGTCGGGGGGACTATGGGGGTTTTCTTCTTCTCTTCTCTTCTCTTCTCTGGCGCGCAAAGTGTCCGCATCAGATGCGGACATTTGTCCGCCCATTTCGTCTATCCAGTCCGCAACACGCTGGGATCTCGTGCGGTCATCTCCGGCCTCCGCACGGGACGCCGCCTTGCGTGCTGTCTCCTGAGCCCGGCGCTTCGCTGACTGCCCGTTGTGTTCCCCGAACCGAGGCGCCAGCAGCCCCTCCTCGCCCGCTTCCTCCAGCCAGCCAATGCCGGCCATGGCCTGGGCGAAGCCCTTCCAACCCAGCTCGGCGTCCAGCGCCTGGAAGGTGTAGCCGTCCAGGAGACCGTCCGAACTGTGCGCGTCGAAGATCGCCCAGACCGAGAACAGCGCGCCGATGACCCGCAATTTGTCCGCACGCAATGCGGACGAAAGCCGGACCACTTTCGGATGTGTGCGCAGGTCCACGCGCATCTTGATCCAGTCGGTGCTCATGCTGTGACCGGCCCCTCAATCCGAGCCGGCTTGCCAGCCCAGGCCAGGGTCTGGTCCTCGCCAGCCAGTTCGCCCAAGCCGGGCAGCGGCCGGAGATTTCCGTCTGGTATCGCGGTCACGGTGCACGGGAAATCACCCACTGGCGTCGACACCTTGGACTCCAGCGGATCCTCCAGTACCCACACGTGTTCGTCGTCATCAACGAAGGATTCGACGACGCGGACGATGCAACCCCCGATGTGCACAATGCCGTCAATGCCATGGCGCGGATCGTGCCCCGCAGCGTCGCGCAGCACGCGCGCCATGTCGCCCGGCTTGCAGTTGAGCGTCATGCCGCCGCCCTTTCCGCCTGCAGCTCCTCCAGCACCGTCAGGCGCTGCCGGGCTGCCAGCCATTGCGTGATGAACGTGTTGCCGCAGACCTGCTCAAAGGTCGCGACACGCCATGCGGGCAGGTCGCGCCGCGTAGGCTTGTCGTCGCGGTTCAGGTAGTCGGACAGGTGCTGGCGCACGAAGCCGTGGTCCTTGGCCAGATCAACAAGGGCCAGTCCGGCGGGCCGGCGCAGCCGCCAGCACCACCGCACAGCAGCGCGATAGGTGCCGGCTCGACGCACGAGGCGCGGCAGTACCAAGTCCGGAAGCCCGGGCCGGGTGATGAAGCAGCGCGAAGATCTCATGCGGCCCCCCTTTGCAGTTGCTGCAGCTCAGCCTGCAGCTCTGCAATCCGCGCGGCCTGCGCGTCTCGCACCACCAGCTCGCAGCCCATCTCACGCGCCATCCACTGCAGCGGCGCCAGCGAGTTGGTCACGCGCATGAAGGCCACCATGCGCTTCGCCCACTGCTGGGCCACGCCCCGCATGAAGCGGCTCATGTAGCCGTGGCAGATGTGGATCGCGTCAGCGATCTCCTGGTCCTCCAGGCCGCTGTGCCGCGCCGCCTCGATGAGGCAGCCGTTGAACGTGGCCGCGGCGATCACCTGGGCCGGCAGCATCTGTGATGCAGGCACGGCGCCTAGGAACGGCATCGGCACTTGCGTGCCCTTGCCAGTGGTTGCTTTCGGTTGCCAGTCGACTGGCGGAAAACTTCGATCCATGGAAGCGACTCCCATCGCGGTTGAGAAATGCATCGGCACAGCGGCCTCGTGGGTGCGTCCGTTCCGCTTGGCCCCCGTCAGGGGGAGTCGGCCCGGCAAGGGCCTTGCAGAGGGGCGCACCCACCAGGGCGCAGGAGAAAGGACATGAGCCATGAAACCCACCAACGACGACGCGGCCTGGGC